ATGTGTGGGGCGATTTATAATATGGATGATAAGGTTTATATTACTCAAATGGAATCAGCTTACAATATAATTGAAGATACAAATAAACAACTTGATGATAAAGCAATGAAAATGATTACTTTAATTAGTGCAATGCTTGCATTACAAGTTAACTTTTTCCTACCATCAATAAATAACATGGTAAAATGGGTATTATGTTTATTTATATTGGCGTGTTATTTTGGATTATTAATATGTTTCATCAAACCAACAATCCTAAAAAAATTTAAATATTATCCAAATATGGAATTTATTAAAAAATGTTATGAATATAATTATTCCGAGGAGGAATATGTTTCAGAATCATTAGGTGCTTATGAAAACACTATTAACCATAATTTAAGTTTATTGAATAGTAAAAGTAAGGATTTACAATATGGTTTTTATTGTTTTATTGGGAGTATAATATTAAGTATTTTAATATTAGTAACTTACATAGTATAATATAAATTATGGTTGCTAAGAAGAAAAACAATAAAAAGAAATCTAAAAAGAAGAAACGAGAATGGGCGAAAGTAAATAATGAGAATTATATAATGAAATCATTTACTAAAGAGTAATTAGATTATTACTTATAAAAAAAATAATATGGCTTGTAAATAATGAAAATTTCTTAAACTAAATCAGGTAAAAAAATAGGGGTTAATAACATTGACTAATAAAAATGAAATTAAACTTTTTCAAAACCGTCAAATAAGAACCAAATGGGATTCTGAAATAGAAGATTACTATTTTTCAGTAATTGATGTTATAGCTGTACTTACAGAAAGTAAAAATCCTTCTCAATATTGGAGGACTTTAAAATCTCGTTTAAAAGAGGAAGGTGGGGAAAGTGTTACAAATTGTAACAGGTTGAAAATGCCTGCAGCTGATGGTAAATTAAGGTTAACAGATGTAGCAACTACCAAACAATTATTAAGAATTATTCAATCAATACCCTCACCTAAGGCAGAACCGTTCAAACAATGGTTAGCACAATTAGGAAAAGAAAGACTTGATGAAATAGCAGACCCAGAACAAGCTATTGAAAGAGCAATACATACTTATCGTAAAAAAGGATACTCTGAAGAATGGATCAATCAAAGATTAAGAAGTATCGAAATAAGAAAAGATTTAACAAATGAATGGAATCGTTCAGGAGTTAAACATGGTAGGGAATATGCAATTTTAACAGATGAAGTGAGTAAAGCATGGTCTGGAATGACTACAAAACAATATAAGAAACATAAAAATCTTAAAAAAGAAAGTTTAAGAGATAATATGACTAATACTGAGTTAGTTTTAAATATGTTAGCTGAAGTATCTACTACTGAAATTAGTCGTAATGAAAATCCTAATGGTTTAAATGAAAGTAAATATGTTGCTAAACGTGGGGGTAACATTGCGGGTAATGCAAGAAAAGATTTAGAAAGTCAATTGGGTAAAAAAGTTATTAGTAAACATAATTCTAATAATCCTGATTTATTGGATGATTAATTAATGAGTAATTTAAAAATAGACTTAATAGTATGGAAATAAAATAGAAGAACAATTAAATGCAAAATAAGTAAATTATGTATAAAGTGTAGGTGGTCGTAGGAATGGCAGTTCCTCACACCTAACACTGGCTACGATAAAAAAAGTCTAACCTAACAAGTGAGAAAATTTTTAGTAACCACTTTTATTTATAGTGTTGGTGAGTATATAATAATTACTAATATTATTTAAAAAAAGTTAAAAGTTTATTCTAATTTTTTCACTTTAATTTCTTGAGTATTCAAGTCTAATTCCCATTCTACTTCATCTCCTTTTTGTAATGAGAGAGCGTCCCTAATTGTTTTTGGGATTGAAGTAGTCAATGATCCTGCTACGGATTGGACTTTTGTTGTATATTTCAATTTCATACACTCCATTATATTTATAATTATATTTATAATTATAATATTATATATAGATTTCTAATATATTTCTATATACAAAACTTTATATACTTTAAAAACAAAGTAGTAAATAACAAGTTGAAATTCAGAATGGCAGTTCTGAAACAAAACTTGAAAAAATTCCTAACAAGTGATAAAAATGGATAAGATTGAAGTTTTTGGGAGAGTTCTCTCCCAAGAAGAAGTGGAACATGTATTTTTAAAAGCGAAAAAACTTCAAGAGGAAAATAAAATCCTCAAAGAAGGACTCCAGAAATTCAGGAGTGTGGGCGTATGAGTTGCAAATACAACAACTCAATGCACACTATAGAACCTGAAGAGGTTGATGTTTGCTTCGATGAATTTGAACAACTCCTCCTATCAGAGGATTATGAGTCACAAGAAGAACTCAATCATAGATTAAACGAGGAATATTTCCAAGTTTATGAACTCACTAACGATGAAATGTTAGAGTTTGCTCGTGCAGGTGAAGAATACTACAACAGGAGGGAATAATTTTATGTTTACTCCTGAATTTTGGAAAAATGAAAACAAGATTGGTAATGCGTTATATCGTATAAACCAGTCACAGTACAAGGATTACTGTGAAATAGATGAACTGTTCGTTTTTCTAGCACAGGAATATCCTGAACAAAGAGAATTGTTCGAAACATTATATGCTGAATATGCAGAATATGTTGAAGAACAAACCAGGTTAAGGGAATTGAAAGATTTCCTTAATACTCCTGGTATGAAAAAAGAAGTTAAGCATAAAGTGTTGGAGGCTCAATTATGAGTCTCTTCAACAATAAACCTACTCCAGTTAGACTTCATAAAAAAGTGTCCTGGAGAGAAAAATATGAAGTTGAAATAATCTTTGCAAAAGGAATAATTTTAATAATTTTATTATTCATTTTTGCATTCTGTATTGTGGGACAGATGGATCCCTACACTAATGGGTGTTTAGTATGATTACTTATGATCAGCAAAACAGGTTTTACAATCAGGCATTGGAAATTGTTGAAAAAATGGGTGGACGTATTTCTGCTCATGGAAACTTACATGGTATTTTCTTATCTGTAATTGTTTTTCATGACAGTACTTATGAGAAAACACGTGATATTATGAATACTTTACAGGAATTGTGTGGGGGGGAAATACATTATCATGATTACTGGGTGTCAAAAGGTTTCATTCCACACTCTCAAGCATCTTTGGAGAATATTGAGGAATCTAAAGTGTTGGAGATTATTGGTGAGTTACAGGATGATGAGTATTACAGTATTGATGATGAATACCATGATTTAGATGATGGGGGTATTATAAATGGGTGAAGTTCAGGATTTAAGTCATAATATAGGTAGTATGAGTATTTATGAAAAATTAGCTAGGATACAGGAAGAAGTAATGAATACTTCATTTAGTAAGAGTGGGGAGAATAAGTTTCAGAAGTATGATTATTTTGAGTTGGAGGATCTTCTTCAAAAAATCATACCTTTAACTATTAAATATGAAACAACCATCATGTTTAGTTTTACTGAGCATGGTGTGTTAAAGTTAAAAGATTGGAATCCTGAGAAAGGTGAGGTTAGTATCAGGGTACCGTTCCCTGAACTTGAAGCAATTAACAGGGGTACTAATAAAATTCAGTCTACTGGGGCATACATCACTTATTTAAAGAGATATCTGTTGATGAACATGTTTCTTATTATGGAGAAGGATATTGTAGATTCAAACACTAATAATGCGGGTGTAAAAAAGGAAACTAATACATCTAAAAAAGAAGTTTCTGATAGTGATCCAGTGCAAAAGGTTAGGGAATATATTCATAGTAAGGATAAAACAATTGAGATTACTCCATTAATGGTTAATCAGAATCGTATGAAGATGGTGAAATCTGGTGATTTAACTAAAGATGAATCTAAAATAGTTTTTGAATGGTTTAAAAAACAGGAGAAGGAGGCTAAAGCATAACCTCTAATAATCCTGTTTGTGTGAGGTTAGTTTTCGCACAATTTAAAGCATCAGGCAGTACTGGTAGTAATACTGTGAATTATGATGGTGTTGATGGTTGGTGGTGTAGTTGTGAAGACTTTCACTACCGTAAACATGAGTGTAAACATATAAGAGAATGTAAAAAGATTTTGAGGTGATTATTTTATGAAGAGTGTTGATTTTCCTGAGGCTGTTTCTGCTAAGGTTACTAGTCGTTGTAAGAAGCTTTTGGAGAAGCATAATATTTCTGTTCGTTCTGCTGTGGAAGTGGGGTTAAATACGTTGCTTTCATCAAAAGGGAGATTGGAGTTTGAGATTAGGGAGTTGGATAAGGAAATTCGTGAGGTGAAGCTTGATTTGATTGCTTTGGAGATGGAGCGTGATCAACTTTTGGGTAAACTTGAAGGTTTACATTCTAGCGAGGAACCTGTGGAAATCCACACATGTGAACATGTGTACAAATGTAAACAAATGTAAACAGCAACAGAATCAATTTGAAAATGTAAACTTTAAAGTTTACATATAATTTTTTTTAAATGGAGTGCAAACATTATGAAAAAATCAGTAACATTAACAATTGATTCCATGATATGGGAACAAGCAAAAGAAAAATTACCTCAAAGCAGAAGCGAATTTGTCGAAGAACAGTTGAGAAAAGCAATAGGATTGTCTGATGATAAAGAAACAGAACTAAGAAAAAAAATTGCAATACATCAGGATGAAATAAATGTTTTGGAATCACAATTATGTAAAATACGTGAAGAGAGATTAAAAAATGAAAAACAAGATAATGATGAATATGGTAATGCAATGGATACAGTTTATCGTATACATGAACGTTTAGGTTTTGTTGGGAAAAATCAGCTGAAGAATATTAGCAAACAACAACAAGTGTCTTTTGATGTATTGGTGGGTTGTGTAATTAATGAAGGATTAAACTTAGTAAACTATGCTGAAGGAGTGAAATAATATCACTATTCATATATTATAAGGTGATGTGTGTATGGCTGATGATTTGGTAATTTTGGCTCAGTTTGTGAAACTGGGAAGATTACGAAAAAAAGTATTCATGGAATTGGCACAAAAAGAAATTTCTCAAATATGTAAATTAGGAGAAAAGAAAGGGAAGTATTGTACAAGTTCAACTTATCATGCAGTGTATGATTTGATTGATAAAGGTTTAGTGGAGTATGTTGATCCAGATAGTAAAAGAAGAAAAGAGGTACGTTTAACTGATTTGGGTTATAATGTTTTTGAAAAATTAGATATTGTGTGTTGGTGAGGATATAATGGGTAAAGTAGTTTTTAATATTGTTGAAACTGATTATGATGTTAGTAAGGATGAGGAAAAGTATCAGAAATTCAGGAAAGATTATCTTGAGAATTTAAGTGTTGGTGTTTGTAGGTTGCAGGAGCAGTATGAGTTAATAACAAGTTGGAGATAATGGGGGGAGAATATAGTATGATGGATGGTTGGGTAGTTTTTAGTGTAAGTGTAATTATTAGTTGTTGTTTAGTGTTATGTCTCACTGATTTTTTTGATGATTAAGATAGGTTATATTGTAATCATGAGTTTTTATGAAAAGTTAAAAAATACATGGAGGATAAATATGCATGATTGATGAGAAATTATTACTATATTTTATTAAAACAAGAAGCAGAGAATTTGAAGAACAATCTTTTACTATTCATAAAGAATGCACAGGTAGTTTGAGAGACATGGAGTATAATGATGTTATAATTCATAGTATTAATCTTAATACTTTGATGAATGTTACTCGTATTCTTAATGAGTTGATTGAAATGATTGAAGAGGGTAAATTCAACACTTCTGAAAATTCAGTTTCTTGTTGTGGTGGAGAATGTGGAAAACAATAACTTTAATCTATATGAAAGAGTATACATTAGTTTAAGTAGAACAGTCTCCAATTTTGAATGCATAAATGAAGAATTAAAACAAGAAACTATAACTGAAGCATTAAAAAAATCACAAGTAATTAATGAATATGTGAAATATCAGGGTAAACTTTTACCTTTTCACATGTTTGTTTTTGAAGTGAAGAAAAACTTGCTATCCAAAAATTTAGAAGGATGAGTAATAATGTTATTGAAGAAAACATTAAATGATCCACAAACAAGATTCTACATCAGCAAATGCAAATACTGTGGCAGAGTATTTATTAAGTTTGAGAATAAAACAGGTTATTGCAGGGAAGCTTGCAGGACCTGGGCGGTACGTGAGCAGAAAGCAAAGTATCAACAAAAACGTAGGAAATTAATTAATGATGGGGAGTTAATTAGTAATGAGTTAAGGGAGCCTGGTACAACATTTCTTTCACAGCATGCTTTGAGTGATTTTGGTTTGGAGGAAAGAACTGTGAAAAGAGAATTAAAAAGAATAGGAGTAAAAACATGAATAGTTCTAAATATTATGATGAATTATATGATTATGCAATGGATATTGTTTCTAAATATGAAGAATTATTAGATTGTAATTTACATGTTCTCCCTAAAGGATTTTTTTATTACTTTTGAATTTATCTTTAAAATTAAAAAAGAATTATCTGAAGAGCAATTTAATAAACTAGGAAGAAATATTTCACAAGAGTTATATTATTTTTGTAAAAAGTTTGGTGTTGAAAATAATTTTGTTGTTGTTTTGAGTAGATATTAATTCATTTCTTTTTTTCTATTTTTCCACTCCTATATATTGAAGGAGATAAAATATTTTATAATTTATCTTTTGTAAAAAAATAAAAGACATTATTATAATTATATATGGGAGGATAATATTATTTGGATGCAACTACACTTTTTAAAAACCTGAAGCATGCTGAAATAGAGTGTCCTTCTTGCAAGAAACATGAAATGGACTGTAAGAAGGTTTATTATGATGAGTGGTGTGCTGAATTTGTTTGTAAAAATTGTGGTCTTGTAATAAAACACTTATAAAAAATATTTTATCATATGTTATTGTACAATTAAGCTTCGCATTATCATTATTTGACAATTTAAAAATAATATTCTTATCCGTTTATTATTCGCTTTTCATTTATTATTATTCTTAAAAATTATTATGGGAATGGTAGCAAATTTTTAATGAATAATAGAATGATTGGATTTTTTTCTTCATTAAAATATATAGGTATCCTCCAAAGATTAAATAATTAATATCACATATCTTAAAAAAAAATATTCTTCCCATAAATATAATATAAAATTTATCTCCTTTAATACATGTTCATGATGTTGGTAATAGCTTATTTTTTATTGTAACTTAGTAACCACTCAAAAGTTGAGGGTGCAATTCCCTCCACCAACAATGTTGGGGTAGCCTAGCCTGGTAGGGCGTTAGACTGCTAATCTAATGATACACTAGTATCGCAGGGGTTCAAATCCCTTCCCCAACGTTTTTTTTTAAAAACAAATTTTTTTTTAGGAGTGAAAATAATAATGACTAACTTCAACAACACAACATTAGCAATAATTGGAATAATAATTATAGGAATTCTAAGTACCTATATGGGAAACAATGAACTAGCAGCAGTAGCATTAGGAGGAATTGTTGGATGGATCTCAAGAACTTACACCTCCACTAACACTGGAGGAAACAATAATGACCCATAATCAAGTAAGAGATTTACATGAAAAATACTGTAAACAGGAATCTCGTATAAGTAAACTGGAAGCAAGTGATCAGTTTCAAAATAAGCAATTAGAAAAACTGATAAAGAAAATGGATAAAAGTATTGAAATTCAAACAAAACAATTGGCTATTCAGGAAAAACAAGCTAATGATGATAATCAATTATTCACAATAAAAAGTGGAGTATTCATAGCAATTGTTGGTGCTTTGATTGTAGTTTTGATTGATGGATTTCAGTTTGTTATTGTGAATTTCCTAAAACTATTATAAAAAACTAATAAACTTTTTTTTGTTCAAAATTCAAAACTAAACAATATTATATTGTTCACTATGAAAATAAAAAACTCCGTATTTTAAAATTTCGTGTTCAACAAAAAAGAATAAACATTACAATAATGTTCAAAAAAATATAAGGATGGGGGGATTATGACTGAAGCATGGGAAAGACAAAAAGGAGAACCAAGTAAAAGCTATTCACTGTTCAAAGAATACAGAGATTTAGGTTCCAAAAGAACATTCCCACAGATAATAAAGTTGAAGAAATCGAAGCATACTGAAGAAAAAAACATACCTTCACTAAGTCAACTAAAAACACTCTCTTCAAGATGGAATTGGGTGGAAAGATGTCGATTATATGATAATCATATGGATCAAAAAGAAAGAGAGTGGAACTATGAATTATTCAAACAAGGAAATGCTAAGTTTCAAGAATTCTTCAATGATGATTTTGAATTACTAAAAGAAATACAAAAAGAACTAAAAGAAAATAGTAATGAGAATGCTCCAACTACACGAGCAAATAGTTTTCTAAATCTAAATAAATCTGCGGAAATAATCTACAGGAATTTCAGACTAGCTCATGGTCAACCAACAGATATTAAAGATAATAATACTCAAATACAAGGAAGTATTGAAACATCCACCAAAGAAAATGATAATGTAATCCATATGAAAGACAAAGAATTAGAAGAATTACTAACCATTAACGATGATTTAGAAAAATTCACTGATGAATTATGAGAGTAGATTACAAGAAAATACACTTAGATCAACAACAAAAAAAGTTGATTAAAAGAACAATACTTGAAAACCCATACATTCCAGTAACACCATATGACCGACAATTATATGCAATAGCAGACCGCCACACAAGAAAACTAATTGGTGGTTCAGCATACTCTGGTAAAAGTATGCTTGGAGCAGTATTAGCCTTACAACATTATGAAGTACCATACTACCGCTGCTTAATTCTACGATCTACTTATGATAATGTAATAGCAACTGGAGGAATAGTAGATTACCTGGACCATTGGACAGAACCATTCGATTACATAGAACACAATCAAAGTAAAAGATGTTTCATTAACCATGAAAATGATGCACGGATTTATTATTCATATATGCTTCTGGAAAAAGACAAAGAGAAATTCAAAAGTCGTGCTTATCATAAAATCATTGTTGATGAAGCTTCAGAATTTGAAAAAGTAAACCTGCAATTCCTGAATCGTAGTCTCAGAGGAACTGATAAGTTAATGACTTTCCCATTAGCAATTTACTATATTAGTAATCCTGCTGATGCAGATGGATCAACATACTTAAATGAAAAATTTGTTAAAGGACAATACCCTTTTTTTGAAATGAATTTCTGGCATAATCCATATATTGACAAAGAAAAATACTTAGCTAATTTACGTGAATTATCAAAAGCAGATTATCAGTATCAGATTGGTAATTGGGATTATGAAATAAGAGCTGGAGATGTATTTGATTATGATACAATTGAAGCAGCAACAATTAGCAAACAAGAGTTTAATGAATTATTAACTGAAAAGGATATTCTTCAAGAAGTAATTACATGGGATATTGCAGCAACAGAAAAAAGTACTTCTGATTATACAGTATGTAGTTTTTCAACAGTATTACAAGGAAAAGTAGGTGTAGTGCATAATCAGAAAAGCACACAAAAAAAGCCAGGTAAGTTAGAACAATACATGACAAGGATTATGGATGAACATTCAGAGTATGATAATTGGATTGAGTATCAGCCTGCAGCTGCAGGTAAAATAGTTAAAAGATACTGGGAAAACGAATTCGAAGACTATCATCCTACTTTTATTCGTGTTCCTAAATCAAAATTAATAAGAGCAAGTAGAACTATACGGGGGATGAATAATGGACGGATATTATTTGTTCGTGGTAAATGGTTGAAAGATTTCATGAAACAAGCTGTGAAATTCCCATCAGAGAAAATAATAGCTGATGATGAAACAACACATGATGACCGTGTAGATAGTGTATCATTGTTACATGAAGGTTTATATCCTCAAACAAAACCTACAGTTTTAAGAAAAAGAAATCGTAGAAGGAGAAATTAATAATGGTTAAAATAGTTAAAAGTAACTTTTTAAGAGATTCAGTGATTAAAAGTGTTTTAAATGAATATGAGATTAAATCTCAAGAAATGAGTAAAGATGAATTAACATATGGTACAGAAGTAATTGACCCAGCATATGACCCGTTCCAATTAGATAAGTTGCGTGATATTAGTGGTTTGCATGATATTTGTATTACTGTTAAATGTGAAGATGCAATTTTCACAGGTAAAAAAATAATCTCTAAAGAAGGAGAAGAAATGCCTGAAGGATTAGATGATTTTTTAAATGATTTTAATTTTGATGAGGAAATAGAATCATTTCTAGAAGATTTAGAAGCTTTTGGTTTTGCAGGATTAGAACTACTTAGGGAAAACGGGGAGTTGAAAAGTGTTAATCATGTAAGCAGTTTATACCTGAGAATGTGTCGTGATAAAAAACGTGTTGTACAAAAGATAGGGCATAAAGAAAATTATTTCAAATTATATGATCCTGACAATATTAAGAAATTGAATCGTGAAACTGGTTTGTGGGATGATAATATTACAGATGAAAATCGTGCAAATGATTTAATCTGGTTTAATCTTAAAAGTAATGAAAGTCTTGTTTATGGTAGACCGAAATATTTGTCCGAGTTGGATGCTATTTTAACTGATAATGCTATTATTGAGTATCAGCAAGGGCATTTTAAAGCACATGGTATTCCGAATTATATTATTACTGTTACAGGTAATGTTGAGGAAAAAGAAGATTATACTTTTGATGATTTTGAAGAGGATTTGGAACATGAGTTTCGTGAAGTGTCAAATGAGCCTGGAACTGCTTTAGTTTTCACTATTCCCAGTGAAGAAAATAATGTTAGTGTTAATGTTACTAAAATTGCTGATGAGAAAAAAGAAGGCAGTTTTTTAGAACTGTCAGGTAGTGTGGCGGATCGTATTCGTCGTATTCATCGTGTGCCTCGTGAACGTTTAGGTGATTCTGAGTCTACAGGTATTGCTAGTAATCGTACTGAAACTTTGCTTAAAAATTATAGTAAATCTACAGTAGCTACATTGCAAAAGAGGATGGCTAATTTGATTAATAAGACTATTATTCAAAAGGAATTTGGAATATTTACACATAAACTTGAGTATTTGCCTGTTAATTTTGATGAGGAAGATAAAGTATTGGATCGTGGAATTAAATTACTGCAAAATGGTGCAGTGACTTTAGGGGAGTTTGTTAATCGTTTTGGTGAATCTTTTGATTTGAAAATGAGTGAAGATGATGAGTATTATAATTGTAGGTTTATGAATAATCAGTCTTTGGATAAGGTTTTGTATGGTGATGATCCAATTGATGCTGAAGGGAAGTTAAACAGTTTGATTAATGATTTAGATAATGACATGAATTATTAGGATATGCAGAGTGTAGTGAGTGGGGGGGGTTATTTTTTTTGAATAATAAACAACAATTAGAATATTTGCTTAGGATTCGTAAGATTCGTGAAGTTATGGTTGTGAAGGATAATATTCACCTCACTTACAAATATAAGAATCGTAATCAGGCTTTTAAGCAAGTTGAAAATTTACAGGATAAAATTATTAATCATGTTATTGATGATGTATTGTTTGGTAATGTAGGTGAGCTTAAGAATATTGAGAAGACAACATCTAAGATTATTAATGATACTTTGGTTAATGAAAGAAAAAGAATTCATAGAATTGATGATAGGTTTATTAATCATGCTGTTAAATCCAATACAGAAATCTATTCTAAGTTTTTTAATAACCGATTAAATAATATTAAGTATTCATTGCAATTGAGGATTGAGGAAGAGTTAAGGAAGAATAGTATTAGGAATTTGTCTGACAGTGAAATTAGGAAGATTTTAAGTGAGAAGTATGCTGATACAGGTAAGGCAAGATTAAAAAATATTGTTAAAGATTCTATTCATACTAATGAATCTAATATTAGTTTTATTCAAGCATTAAATGAGGGTTATAGTTATAAGGTTTGGATGAATGGCCGTAGTAAAGGTAAGACTAGACCATGGCATCGTGCAAGGATTATTGCTTCTGTTCCTATTGATGAATACTTTGATATTTATGGTTCTTATCATGCAGAAATGATGTATCCTGGTGATTTGAATGGTGGTGCGGAAAATGTAGCTAACTGCAGATGCTGGTTAAGATATACTAATCGTACTCCAAGTAATCTAAAAAATAAAAGTTCTTTTAATATTCCACATAGTTCTTACTTGTATGGTAAGAATAATAGAGGTATTAAGCAGAATGCTTTGAAGGTAACTTCTAAAATTGGAAATAAGATAACTAGAACTATATCAAATATAGGTAATAAGATTAAAAATACTGGAAGTAAAATTACTGAAAAAGTTAAACAAACTAAAATTAGTATTAATCATTTTAAGAACAATATTAAAAGTAAAATTGTAGAAAAAGAAGTGCAAAGATTAATGAAACAATATAAAAGTTATGAATTAGAATTTGAAAGAGATTTAATAGGAACAAGAAATAAATTATTGGAATTATATTCTATTCCAGATAATCTTAAGAGTTGTGAAGTGGAAAAACTAGTTGAGTATGGTATTGATTCTTCTTGGTTGATGGAATATATGCGAAAAACTAGATTGTTTTCATATAATGAAATAAAATATTTTGAAGATTATTTATTTAATTTGAATAATGGAATTAATAAATATGATAATCTTAAAGTTCCAACAAAGTTAGATAGAAGAGTTAATGATGATTTTTTCATTGTGGATGTTGGAAAAATAGGAGTATTTGAAACTCCAGTTTCAACAACTTTTAATCCTTCTTTAAATAAAAAATTTGGAGAGTTTCATATATCTATTTTAGCACCTATTGGAACTAATGGTGCTTATATTGAAGGAATAATGCAAAAAGAGAATTTTTCCCCTCATCTTGATGAGTGGGTATTATTAAATAATATGAAATATAAAACATTATATAAAAATTATAACTCTAAAGAGGCAGTAATTTTAATATTGTAAAAAAGCATTTTTTTTTTAAGAGGGAGAATCTATGGTTTATAAAAGAAAATATAAAGTTAATAAAAATGAATTAAAAAAATATTTTCAAGATTTAACAGAACTGGAAGATTGGATACCCTATAAAATTCGAATGGAGTTACCTAAAGGTTATTCTTTAAAGTTAGGAAAAAATGCTACCAATAAAGATTTATTGAGTAAACGATTATTGGAACATAAAATTGAAAATTCTAGAAGTACAATGAATGGTCCAGAATTAATGGATTATGAAATTGACATATTTATTAGAAAATACCCTTATTTCACATCATTATTTGATAAATTATAACTATTTGATTTAAAAGAATTAATAATATTATATATTGGATGGATAACATGGAAGAATATATTCAAGGGGAAAATATATTTTTTGAAGTAATTCCATTAAATAAATGTCAAAAAAAGATAATAATTTATCTTTCAAAAAATAATGGTAAGTTTGAACAAGAATGTAAGTGTTATGCTTCTCATTATCTTGAGCAAGTTTTTGATAATCAAAATAATTTAATTAGTGAAGTTATTAAAGAAAATCCATACTACAAAAAATAATATTTATTTTATTTTTTGTGTCTGTAAAATTTTACAGACTCTATTTTTTTAGTAAGTTTTATAAAGGACGTGGAAGAAATTAATAAATAGCAAAAACTGTACTGTGCCTATGATTGTTAATAGTGTGTGATGTATTATATTTTTGCTAGGTTTTTTACTGTAAACTGTCTGTTCTACTACTTTTATTAAAGTTTAGAACAATGATTTATTCTATTGTAAAAAGGTTATAATGTCTCTGGAGGTTGTATGTATTTTATTATGCATACAACAAGACATTATATTAATAATTTTCTTTAAAATCTATTTTTTAATTTAAAATAACATAAATTTATATATTTAGAAAAATTAGCTTTATAATATGTGTAGATAAAAGGAAAAAATAGAGCCATAATTAGTACTGGAGATACTAATCAAAAAGCCTTTTATCTTAAGGTTTTTTATTCAACTACTTAAGATTTATCCTTAAATAAATTTAAGAATAAATTCTACCAAAGTTAAAACAACATTTAACCAGAACAATTTTTCATCGCTCATGGCAGGTTAAGTCCTCCCTATTAGTAATAAGGAGATTATATAATTATATATCATAACATGTATTTCACCTTATTCTATTGTAAAAAGACTCTATTTAATTAATTATAGTTTTAGTTTTTCATAGTATATAAAAATTTTAATTTTTATTTGTTTATTTAGTAATATAGTTATATATTACTTTTCAAATGCAGTTACAGTAGTTTTAAATAAGTTATTCTTTTTCATCTTAATGATTAATTATTAAATTTTATTTTGATAATTTATATTTTTTCTATTTTTCCACTCCTATATATTGAAGGGGGATAAAAAAATATTAGTTAATAATTTTACATATTTATATCCTTTTTTTTAAAATCTTCCTTTCTTTTTGTATGTTTGCTTCAAAAAGATGCAATTAAAATTTAACTAAATTAAGTATGATAAAAAAGATTATTTTATGGAGAATTATTTGTTTTAAAAAATGTTAACTTAAAAATAAAAAAATAATAATATAATAAAAAAATAAATTATATTATGATATACAATATTGCTGTTTTTGGCTCATGTGCAAGTAGGGATAATTTTTACAGTGGCATAAATCCAGATTATAAAAAATATTTTAACTGCTCTATTTCATCACAAAGAGGTTCAATAATAAGCCTTATGCAAGAACCAGTACCCTTTAAAAATCAAGATATCCAAATATTGCCAGAAAATAGGGTGAATAAAGCAGGAACACAATTTATTAATCAAGATTTAACTAAGAACTTTTTATCAGAAGTAAAAAAGTTTAAACCAGATTATATTTTAATTGATAATTATTTTGAAGTGATTTTCGGTATAATAAAATATGAAAACTGTTTTATTACAAATAATTACTGGGATTTGCCAAAAACAAGATTTCATACTGAAATTAAGCCATACACAAAAATCAACATGTATAATGACCCAAACACTTATCTAAAATTATACAAAGAAAATATGAACTTATTTTTAGATTATATTCAAAAAGAATCACCAAATTCACAAATAATTTTAAATCCTGTTCGATTAGGTTATAAAATACTTAAAGATGATAATAATATAGAAGTAAATAAAAATTTTAAATCCAATGCAAAAAACACCAATAAACTTTTAAAAAAAGTAGATAATATATTAAAAAAGCAAAAAGATGTAATCACCCTTAAAATTAAAAAAGAAAGAATACTGGATGAAAATCATGAATGGGGTTTAGGACAAGTACATTACACTCAACCATACTATTTAAACATTTTAAATCAATTAAAACAAATCTCAAAAAATGACAAATCATTATTATCAAAAATTTATGAATTATTTTAAGATGAAGCAGTTGCAGGTAAACTAATGTACCATAAATCTAATCATCATTACCGGCAACATATAATTGTAACATTCCACCAGCAGTAACTTGAATACGCAAATGAACATTTTCTGTTGTTAATTGTTGATAAACTACATGATTTGTTTTAGGCACAGACACATTTCCCAACTTAAATCAGGAACCAATAGAAACAGGAACATTATTATGTTAAATTTTAATTGCATCTTTTTGAATCAAACATACTGTAAAAAGTATGTTAAAAAATAAAGAAGTACATGAAAATTCATGTACATGAATATTTTGGAAATTTACACTACTAGAGAATATTTATGTTTTAAGATATATAGCAAACAATCTTATTCGCCAATTCTTTATAAATGATGTAAGGAAATCAATTATATGATGGATTATTTTATAAGAATGTCATGGACAACATATTTTACATGGAGCATATCCTTGATTTTCTGCTTCTTCCCTAGTTTGGAAAGTTATCTTATTCGCATCAGTAATTCTAGAAGCTTGAGTACAATACCATTCATGGTATATATCAGAATTTGCACTAGCTACATAATACATGTCATCATCAGGAGATGAAGAATTAGAGTCATTACTTATAGTATTTGTTAAATTATCTAAATTAGCAGTATCATTTTCATAATTATTCATATCAAATGGTCTAGTTTCATTAAAAACAACAACACCATCATTAATGAGTAAGATTGTTACATGAGTTATATTAACGAATTTATCAGAATGTAAAAAACCACGAGCATAAACAACTTCAAAATTTTCATTATAACTATTATTATCTATTTGAGTAGTTGTATTGTTTGATTTATAGGTTACTTCATCAGATAAAACAATCCCACTATCATTATAAAAGTAAACTATAACCTCTCCTCCATCATACCATGAAGAAACATTCTCTAAATCGAAAAAAACACTATAAAGATAAGTTTCCCATAACAAACCAGTATTATTTATAGTAGAATAATTTGTAACTCCACTATCAAAATTATCTATTCCTATTTTTTCATCAATATCAACAGATTTATGAGATCCTGATGATGCAACTCCAATTATGCATAAAATGATAACTATGCAAAGAATCAGACATTTATTGTTCTCCATACATTATTGTTTATCATTCATCATAGAAAAAAATTATTAATTAAGTTTATACATTGCTATATTGCTAGATTATATATAGTAGTTAAAATAAAATATTTATTAAAAATTAATGGAGTTGTATCAATGGGATTCAAACAAATTAATTTTAGAATTGATGATAAATTAGCAGATGAACTTAGAACATTTGCATTTGAAAGGAAAACAAGTCAAACTGCTTTAATATGCAAATATATTGAAGAAGGATTGAATAAAGATAAAAATCAAACAAATTTAGATGAAATATAATAATGCAATGATAATTAGTTTAAAAAAAATAGCTTAAAGAGAAGATTAAGAGTAGTGACATACTCTTAATCCAAAAGTATATACTTAAGTTAAATTCTTTTTTTCTTAATTAATATACTTAATCAAAGATGCATAACATTTCCAAAAGTTATGCATTGTTTTTCTGATGAGAAATAGCTAAAAGTTATGCATGATTTAGAAAATATGCATATGGAAGTTATGCATGATTTCCAAATGTTATGCCTACTCTAGAAACTAATTAAAATTGCACTATGAAAAGAAATATCAGGTGTAATTATGAGTAATAAAACAAGAGCAACAATTAGTATTAATAAAGAAATATGGGATTTGCTTAAGTTAAATTTTAATTGCATCTTTTTGAAGTAAACATACTAAATATTCTACATATTCGAATGCTTCTAAATATTCTAAAGCAGTTGCTTCATTAATTATTTGCTTACTTAATTGCTCAACTTTTTGATATTTTGATTTTCGATAGTGTGGTGGAGCAAAGTCCACACTATCATCAAATTCCCAATTGTATATCAT